CCTGCCTGTGGCTGTACAGTTTCAGCCTGTTTTGTTTTAGCCTCATATCGTCTGCCTCCGACTCCTACCAGCCTGTACCGGTCCAATACGTCATATATCTGTTTCGGCGCCGCGTCAAAGCTGTAACTTTCTCCGCCTTCGCTCCGTCCGGTCTCTCCTTCAGTACCCAGCCGGTTGTAGGCAATTACAGCCAGATCTCGGACCGACTTATTCAACGCTGCGGGAAGCTCGGTGCGGTTTGTATATCCCAGTACATATTCTGTTGCATCAGCAAGCAAAAGGGAGAGTAAGTCCTCATCACTCTCCCCTGTCAACAGTTTCAGTTTTTCGGTTTCAGTCATTTAAACCACTTCCTTCAAGACTGCCTGTAATTCATCTTTGGTAAGAGAGGCCGCGCCTTCAATGCCTTTTTCTTTCGCCAGGGCTTTCAGTTCTTCAACCTTCATTTTCTCCAGTTCCGGTTTTAATGCTGCCTTTTCCTCGCAGGCAGCCTCTCCCAGCGGTTCAAATCCGGCTGCCATCAACTTTCTGATCTGGACGTCGTCTTCTGCGATCCGCTCCACGTTATTCATAATAAGTCTCATGGATTGCCTCCTTATGCTGATTCCTTGATATTTAAGTAGATGCTGTCCAGTTTGTTATCCAGTACCCAGATATCATGGAATCTCCGATAGTCCATCTGCCAGGCATTCAGCTTCTGGTTGATGGTCGGATCAAAAATACGCATAATATCCTGTTTCGTGACTGCAATCGGAGTAGTACGCGGACAAATGAAGAAATTAATATTTTTGGCGGATTCTCCCTTCTCATATCCACCACGCTCCTGTCCGCCTGTTTTGCCGTCATTGATTTTAATAACTGTGTACATACGGTTGGAAGGCGTAGAAATGATCGGGACGCCATCAACGGATGGTACTGCGGTATCAATGCCGCCTTTCGAAAATGTGGTATTCATGATTTTTCCGGAGAGCTCCATCTCCAATTCCATAATCATGTCAGGTGTGGCATGGATCACCAGGGGGCCGTTATAGAGTTCACGGATTGCCTTAATTCCTTCTTTGATTTTGCGGAGGGCAGAGGTTCCGGGAGCTCCCGGAGTATAATCATAAGAGATCATACCTGCCTTATTCGCCGTGATCGTCTCCGTTGCGATCTTAGAGATACGATACGCGTCGATCTCCGGAACTACAAACATTCTCTGAAACTCTCCCATGACGGCAGCTGCGGTTGTGACAAAATTGTTCTCGTTGATATCAATCGGGTCAAGCTGGAATTTCCGGCCTCTGTCCTGAGTCATTTTGCGGGTCTCGTATTCCAGTGTTACGCCGCCCTGCTGGTATCCGTTGTCCCGGTCATAGTCTCCCAAGCCCTGAACGCTCATCTTCGGAATCTTTACTTCGGCTCCTCCGTTATAGATTACCTGTCCGGCGTTTGCGTCCATCCAGCCAGTGACGGCCTCCCGGATTGCCACCTTGTCTAAAGTGTTCATAAAAAGTGTTGCTGTTGCTAATGTGTTAATTGCCATAGTCTTTTCTCATCCTTTCTTATATTCCCATCATCAGGTCTTCAACCTGTTTTGCAAGGTCCTTACCATCTTCTGACGGTGCTTTCTTTAGCGGTTCACCGCCTTTCAGTTTCTCTTCAACGGCAGCCTGTACGGCCTCCTGGAAGGCTTTCTCTACTGCCGCCATAGATTTATTGCAGGATTCTGCATCGGTGTAATTAAGCACCTCTGCAAGCCCTACAGGCAGCTTCTTTTCTGCCAGTGTGTTCTTCGCCTCGGCCATCAACTCCCGTCGCGTGATTGCCGCTTCCCGCTCCTTCAACTCCTTTTCCTGCTTCTGCCGCAGGTACTCCGCCTTTTCCTCTTTGTTCATCTTCGCCAGCTTATCAGCTTCGGAAAGCTTGTCGTCCATGAGGGCCGTCCACTTCTCTTTCGCGGTCCCCAGGGCCTTCTGGACACGGCGGTCAAACTCCGCCTGATAATCTTTATTCTGTAAGAGATCATCGAAACTCTTCGGTTCCTTGTTGCCAGTATCCACTCCGTCAGAGCTGCCTTCATCTGGCTTATTTCCAGTTCCGCCGCCTTCGCCCTGATCCGCGCCGGCACCGTCTCCGCTTTCTGCAAAAAACTGTAAATTCATTTTGGGGCTGATCCCCGTAAATCCTGTCTTTCTCATAATATCTATCCTTTCCGCCCCAGTCCGTTCATTGCCCGGACCATGGCATAAAAATAACACCCAGGTTATTCCTGCGTGCTCTTTTTTCTTTTTCGTAATTCTTTTTCTTTGGCTTCCGCATCTACGTTTCCTTTGACATTCTTGTCATACCATTGCTTATATGTCATATCAGCAGGTACAGTATTCGTCTTTCCTGTTACCGGATCACGTGCGCGGCGTTTCATATTCGACATGTCTATCTCATCGATCACGCATATCGTCGTTGACCGGCACCATGGGTGCATTGGCGGGCAGTTTTTTCCCGGCTGCTGCTCCGATACTGGAAAAACCTTTCCGTCCAGCTCCCGGCATACCGCCGAAGTCTTTAAGTCCAAAGTAGCCACGAACCGGTATTTCTCTATCCCGCATTCCTCATAGGACTGCATTTCCATCTGATTTGCCAGGTTGCAGGATTCTGTACGTACTAACCGCCGAGCATTACTGGCTCCCTGTGCGTACTTATTCGCTATGATTTCGGCAACTTCCCGATCGGTCCGGCCAGTGATCAGATTGACCAGCAGCTCCTCTTTCAAATCCTGTGCAAGGGCCTGTGTATTATTCCAGATACGTGTTGAGTAGTTGGCTCCTGACCACTTACTGTTAATGACCCGGTCTATCACAGCCGGGTCTATTGCGCTGAAGGAAAACCCTAACCCTGTACGCTGCTGAATATCAAAAATGGACCTGTAATATGCCTCGTTGGCAAGGTCTACATAATGGCTGGTATTTATCTTCTTTTCCTGGCGATAGACATTCTTCATTGTCGCATCAAGCTGATTCTGAAGCTGCTCCAATCGTTCCAGCCTTGCGCAGTATGCCGGGCTTTCCAACTCTGCCAGAATGTCCTTTTGGGCGCCGTCGCCGGTCCGCAGTGCCTCTTTTAACTCATCGATGGAGGTTTTATCATGCAGGCTATTAAGCAGCCTGTACGCCTCTGCATCGGTCAAATGGTGCTTGCGCTTGTATCGCTCGAATATCTTATCCAGCTCAGCACTGAGATATCCTGAAGACTTCAGATACAGTTTTGCAATCTCATCGGCGGTATCCTCGGCCTTCTCCATATAGTGAAACATCTCGCGGGCCTTCCTGCGCTCCCAGTATGATGCACTACTCATCTATCTCACCCGGCTTTTTCTTCTTTGGCTCGTCTTCATCGTCCGGCGGCGGTGTATTGCTTCCCAGTCCGAACATTTCCATCTGCTTTTTAGCTGCCTCATCTTCCTCTTTTTCCACTGCCGCCAGCTCCTCCTCTACATTCTCCACAAACGGCACTTGCGAAAGCAGCGTCTTCCTGCTGATCTTTCCCCAGAGGTTCGTTACGATTTGACTGATCTCCAGCAGATTCTTCGGCATCGCCCGGGAGAATGTTGGAGTTATACCGGATATGTCCACCTGGACTGATTTACTCTTTGCCAGCCAGGCCGAGAACAGTCTCAGACGCTTCCGTAATCCTCGCTTGTAATACCGTGTTTTAATCTTTGTGATGTTCTCCATGCCGAGAAGCTTAAACTCCATGGCTACACCACTGACATTCCCGCCAAAGGACTCATCGGTCATACACGGAATATGGCTAAACTTGTGGATATCCTGTTCAATGGCTTTCTTAAGGATTTCCACGCCCGATTCATCAAATGTACGGGTAATATACTCAGCCTTCGCATCTTTCGGAAGCTCCATTAAACGGTCTTCCTTAAGCTTCTGTGCCGCTGTCCTGCCGTCTGCGTCCTTTGCCTCATTATCTCCCAGCATGGCCCCGTACAGCGCCAGGATTGCATCAATAAACTGCTCCTTGTCCGTGATCCGGTCACTCATCAGCGCGTTATAGGCGTCGATCAGCGGAATCTGAAGTTCGAAGTCACCGATTGCAAGCTTGTTGTTTAAATACTCTATCACCGGCACCTCATCAAAATAGTGTGGCTTTGGTTCTTCAAGTAACGCCTGCGGGCAGTCGATATTCTCAATGTTCAGCACCCACTTATAATGTTCCGTCAACACGGTAGCTACGTAGATGGCCCTCTTCTTGTCAGAATCATCTTTCTTCGCGTAGTAATACACCGCGAAAAGCTCTTTCTGTTCGATCGTGTCGTCATATACCATAAAGGTATTTTCGGGGGACAGGCTCTTAATCGTTAAATCCGTCTCGCCCTCCATCGGATAGATGTACTCATAGCTCCGGCCGTACACTGACAGGTCCAGACCATTGTCCCCGTCAGCCTCATCAGCACCGGCAATCTCAAAGGCATCGGTGAGCGGTGTTATATCCTCTTTGCTGTTATATGAAATTGGGTTGCCAATAAAGTAGGCGCTGGCCGTGTCACTGATATCCTTTGCGTGGTTGCACACCAGCTTTGTCTTCCGGCTCTCCGTTAGGATCTTATGCTCTCCCTCATAATACTTCATAGACTTTCGCAGCTGGTTGGCCTCCCGCCGGTGTTTTACTATTAGTGTGCGGATTGCCTGTTTATCCGGGTTCGTCTCATCCCAGTTCTCGCGGGGCAGTGTGTATATGTACATGGTATCACCTCCTTAATGTAATCCATAATCGGATTTCTTTCTGACCTTTGCCTTCCTGCTCGTCATTACATCTTCCAATGCATACCGGACCGCGTCAATCGAATGGTTGTCTTTATCCGGATAGCTGCCTTTAAAGTTGCCGTTTTTATCCTGCTCCAGTTCATAGCCTGTAAACTCTCTGGCTGCATTCGGACAACGCTGCTGATCGATAATGATTTCGTTCACCTCATCAGCCAAGAACTCCATACCGAAATCTACGGACCCTGGCCCTTTCCTGGCACCGACTACACGCAACCCCAGTTCATTCAAGGCATCAATCGCTCTGGGGTCCTCACTATCCGCTGTCACTACTCTGTTGAGCGGATTGTATTTTTTAATCTGAGCCGCCAGCTTTGTGTTTCCCAGCCGCGGCGCATATATTTCACCAAACAGAAAAAGACGCTTCCGCGTCCTGTCATAATGCATCTTTATATAAGCAGCCGGATCCGCTCCGAAGCCAAAGTCAAGGCCCTGATAAATCCGGTCAAACCACGCCATCTCTTCCTCTGTGATCGGGCGTACTGTGACATTCTCAAACACCTGACCGCCGGTTCCTGTAGCAATACCGAGATATTCGTGTTCATATGCCTTCGGCTTTGTTTCTTTCAGGTCTTCAGCTTCTATGAAGAAATCGTCTCCCAGCCACTCTTTCGGCACAGTCCTGTAGTCACTGTGGTGTACAATCGCGTTTTCCTTACTCTGGAGGATATCCTGATTCACCCAGCTATTCATGGACTTTGGAGGATTCCACGAGTAGAAAACAAAGTATTGAGGGCCGCCTCGCATCAATGACTGGAGTATAGTACGTTCTTCCGAGTCGCCATCAAACTCTGCCCGCTCCTCGAACCAGATATACTTGAAATATCCATTCGCCAGCTTCACAGATTTAATCTTCTGCGGATCATCAGCTCCACGGAAGATGATCTTGTTTCCAAACGGCGTATACGTCAGTCCAAGCGGCGAATATCGTATTTTCCACTTGTCAGTCACCTCTAAAACGTTAATGGCCCATATGAGCTGTTGGAATACAGACTCATCGAGAAACCGGCCAACCTTCCGCATGGCGATCGCATTCGCCTGCGGATCCTGCATCATACCGAGAATAATTTCCAGGCTAACAAACGATGACTTTGTGGATCCTCGGCCTCCGGCGAGTTTATAGTGCGTGTGTCTGTGCTCTGCTATATCCCAATGCAGATCATAAAAGGACGGAGCAATCAGACTCGACAGCCTAACTTGTGTCTGGTTTGGGGATATCGTTGACAATTGTTACCCCTCCTATCTGTCCGCTGTGCTCTATATCCTGCTTATCGCGCCATCGATCCGGCCTCCGGTTCTTCAACCAGAATATTTGTGCCGTTGTATCTGGAACAACCTCTTTGATGGTTTTAGTAACCTTCGTCCCCTCTTCGCTGACCTCCACCTTCTTTTCCTCATAGGAATATCCGAGGGCTCGTTTAAGGAGAGCATTTTCGACCTCTATGTCAACAACCTCTTTCCCCTTTTTTAGGGCCTCCGAAATCTCCGAATACTGCCGTTTCCATTCATACAGCGTAGATGGAACGATATCCAGATTCTTTGCTATCTGCTCATCTGTCAGGCCGTCTCTGGCGTATGCTTCCAGCCGGAGCAAGCCATCAGGCGATAACCAATATTCGTATTTTCCTTTTGCCATCAGGCTCACTTCCTTTCTGTTTTTGAGTATAGAAAAAGAGCCACTGGTAGGTGGCCCTTTATAATAACACTATTTAGTCATTTCTGCACTATTGCTCCAAGTTGTATTTGGTTTATTACCAATAACGGCGGAATAATTTGTATTTAATTTCCTATCCATTGTTCCTGTATTTAATATTCTTTTAGGTATCTTATCATCGTTTTTGATTCCTAAAGTACGATATAGTCGATCTACAACTGCATAATTCATATTGTTCATCACATCCTCCTGTTTATTGCATTATATACATAATAACTATATTATGCAACTATTATTCGTGATTTATTATTGCTTTTCCATTTTGACTTTCAATAATTTTTACAACATCTGTGCCTCCTAATGTCAACATATAAGCATGATGAACGCTTAGCACTGCATCCTGTAATATATTATCATCTTCTAACGCAACTATTTTTAAACCAATATTTCTACAAAAATCTATATTAAAATGCCTTCCATGAGTCTTAGAATCATCATGTTCATTTAATTTGGCTACGATTGCTTCGACTTTTGTCGCATCTTCTCCTTCAAACATGCATGTGCTTAACCATTCCCTTAACAAAGTTCCCGATAATGCAATTGCGTCCATAGCTGTTTTTAAAAACGCAGCGGGGTATTGTTGTAATTTTATTGCCCAATATTGTGCATTTTGTGGATTAGAAGCCAAATCTTTTTTTGCTTCTTCAAACTCCATTTGAATATTGTATGCTGGTATTCCATTAAACTGTGGATCTACAGGCCCTAAACTCGACTGATTTCCCATAATTATTACCTTCGCTGCGCATGCCATCATCGTACCAGCTGACATTGCAATCTGTGGAACAATTACCCTTATGTCATTGCTGAACTTCTTACGCAAATAACTAATTATAGCCTCAGCTGAAGCAGGTGATCCACCTGGCGTCTGCAATATAATGTCAAGTCCTTTACTGCATTCCATCCCCTTCAAGGCATTCATAAAACCCGTCATATCCAAATCATTGATATCAAGATTAGATGCGTTGGGTTTATTTAGAAATGCAGAATAATAAGCAATAGTATTTCTTCCTGTATACTCAGATAGCTTTCTCAAATATTTCCTTCGGACAAAATCACTTTGAGACATTGTCTCATTAAATTCTCTCAATATGTCATCCCAGCCTGCCAAAGTATATATCCTCCTATCTTTTGTGTACTTCAATCTTACCACAAACCTCTGCAAAAGAAAAGTCCCCGCATCTCTGCAAGGACTCTTCCAAAGGAGAAAATCTTATGATGAACGAAGCGGAACATCACGGAATCGAACCGGAACCCAGGGCGCGACCCTGTCCATCTGCCATTGATGGTATGCTCCACATATACCGGATCGTCTCCGGTATTGCCCTTATTGATTTTGAAAGGTCTGTTAAGGGAGAACTTTTAGACCTTGCCGAAAAAGCGTGTCAGGGTTGTGTTTTATTGATACACTTTTTACAGTACTATTATAGCACACTTGACAAAATAAGTCTTGCGGTTAGTTGCTGACTTTTAAAAATCTTTCTTCAAATTCTTGCAGTGCTTCCCCATGAAGGTGACATGTCCAGTAATATGACTTATCAAGATCTCCCGCGATCGTCTCTAATGACTGATACTGCACATATTTTCTGAACAGTATATCCACATACTCCACCTTTGAAAGCTGCTGTATCTGCCCGATCCGTTCATGTCTCATATCGTGCCACTGGTCTATCTCGTCGTTAATCTCTCGCTGCATGTCAGTTATCCGGTCTGATATCCGAGTAAAACCCGATCCATCAGGCGAAGTCTGAACCCGTTCCGCAGAATAATCCGTACCGCCTACATATGTACGGCTTCCCTTAAGGGTCTCATACTCGATCTGTTTCTGGTCGATGGCCACATCTATTTTTTTGATTTCTTTCAAATACTCCTTAGCTGTCATTCCCTATCCTTCCCTTCTTCTATCCAAAAGTTTTGACCGCCGAAACAGTTGTGATGTCACAACTATGTCCCGCCTTTCCTCTCCTCTTTCTCATACCTCTCCTTCAAGATCTGAATCATATCACTTATCATGTGACTACAGATATCACAATGGTACTTCTTGATCAGCTCCCGGCCTTCTTCTACAATTTCATCCCATTCCGGTGATTGTCTGGTAAGCAGCACGTTCTTCCACTTGTTCCAGAAGACGTTATACGTTTGCCAGAATATTTCTTTCATCTGTTCATTGTTCATAATTCACCTCAGTCAAACGGCAGCTGTTCATCAAGCGGCACGCTCTCAAAATCATTCCTGATATATTCTCCAATCTTCTCAGTCCATGTATACGTTTTTGTCTCTCCCGGACTGTTTCTCAACCGCTTCGTGCTCTGCTCAAAATACAACGGGACAAATTCGTCCTGGACGCCGCCATCACGATCCTTACAAATTTCTATGACATTGCTGCACTGGTACAGGGGATCATCTGCTTTCCACTTAAACATTTCCTTCGATAGCCTTTTAAAGTCCTCATTCACCCGGTGAAGAATAAATGCATTATCAACACGGTTCACAATATCATTGCTTCCTGATACATCGTCCAGGCGCAGGAAACCGGTTGACTTTCTGGGATGGGCTACAAAGAGAATATGTATATTCGCCTGCTTCGCATAGTCCTCCAGGCTCTCCACAAAATGGCTCTGCTGTTGGTACTTGTCCGATCCCATCTCCATAAGGTTTAATGCCATCATATTATCCAATATTACCAGATCGACCTTGTGCTCCGTTACACACTTC